TTTGGTCTGTCAGGGATAGGTATCTTCTTCACAAACCAAGAGTTTTTGAACACCTTATTCTCAACTGACTTCATTAAGGGACCTATCCAACATTTAAACTTATCCGTACGTGAAAATATTCCACGACATGGTTTGTATGAAGGATAGAACTCTGCTTTCACAAAGCACTTAAGTTTATTATAACGATCTGGGGGTATTTGATTGGTAGCATTGTTTTCAACCGCCCGCCTCAGTTCAATCTTCCGTGACTCTGAATAATGAGTTGTTTCCAACCATTCTTCAAAATTCAAAACCTCATCAGCAGACAATGGTTGTAAATTTTGTCTTAACCAAACCCTAACAAAACTTCTAAACCGTCTTATTTCTTTCTTGTTAGGTACTGGAGTCACTCTGCCAATTCTGTTACGCAGTCCATTACGTAACGTCAAATTGCATGATCGATCTGGGGTAGGACAGCAAAGATATCTAACACTTGGTCCCATATTCCTCCCCACTGTAAGTCCTGGATTATCAGTCCGTTCTACCATCACACGGTAAGAACTTTTTAGTCCGTCGGGTTCTTTCAGTGGCACAACCCCATACCGGTAACCCACTATCCAGTCATTACCTTTGCACGGTATGGGGCTTTGAAGTTTAACGTAGCAAGCTTCTCGTCTTCTTCTTCGCGAATTTTGAGAATCTCTCTTGCTGCCACAATGCTATTTCGTTGAAGTTCACCTACGGAATTACTTGGCACAATTATTCGATGAAAAGCTCTTAAGTACATCCAGCCCATCCTGTCCACGGCATCTGAAGTTTCGCATTTAAAATGCAGGTGATGTACCATGGCCCAGCTGAATACACGTTCAATGATGGTTTCTGTCCACTCATCATCCTCATCAAACTCATAGTATTTAAATATGATCTTACCAAACTGTAATTCCACCCTGTAGGGCAATGTCTCGCGGGTTGAAAGGTCGCGGACATCTGTGTCCGGAAGAAAATTTTCATCAGTTTGTTTCACAAACTTCAAGGTTTCCTTCCATTTATCGTCCTCATCACTTTGGACATAGAGGACATGCTTGTAGAAGATAATTGGAATAATGACTAAGATGGTGAGTAAGGGTTCAATAGAAGCTAAGACAACTGCCCAAATGAACATGAGAATGACTCGGAAATAACTGAGTTCGGAAAGTAAACTCACGATCTTAACCTTTTTCTTAGTCAAACTTACATATTTCTGTGGTAAGTCGATAATTTCAAGTTGCTTAGCTTTCTCTTCTTCCGCTTCCTTAATATCATGCAGTTGCTGTCGCAATGCATCTTTCTCCCCATCCTTCTCCGCCAACACTTCTTCAACATTCTTGCCTATCAAGTTACAATTTTTCCTGTAACGGGGTTCTGGGGTTTTTCTTCCAATTTTACTTTTTATGGGTTTATTTATTTTATAATTTTTATTTTTATTTTCCGGAGTGTACTTATTCCTTTCCACGCGGCATGCAGTACGGGAAGGAGCCGCCTTCGACGAATCAAACTTGTCTCCTTCCATTTCGATGCGCGCTTCATTTGGAATTGCTACGATCTCTGCGGGGTCTCGGGACTTGTAGTACGTGGTGCCATCACCCGATGAGATGTTTTCACGTTGCTTAATAGCTTTTG